CTATCAGCAGGCTTGGCCTTGCTTAGGCGCAGTCAGCCTAGCTTGCTAGGCTTGCAAGCCTTAGAAATCGTATACGATTTCTATAGTCTTACATATATATAAATGTATGGCTATTGCAACCATAGCTTTAGCTATGGTGCTGATAGTACCATAACTGTTGTAGAAATAAAAGAAAAGAATAGAGCTTATAGCTCTTTATTGTAGTCATTGACAGCTTCAGCTATTTCGTACCAATTTACGTTACTAAGGAAAGAAGCCGCGTAGTTTAGGGAAAAGTCTGCTAAAGGGTTAGCTTCTAGCTCTTTCCATCCTGTTACTATGTTCCAAGCAAGTTCTTCACAATAATCTGCATCTATTGGTCCTTCTACTTCATGCCCATCAAATAATTCTAACATTACCTTCCAAGTCTCGTAATTAGTCCATCCATTGTATGTTTCTTTTTTCATTTTGTTTCCTCCTGAGGCTTGTGCCTCTGATGCAGGGCTAGTAAGCACCCGAAGGGCTTGTCCGCAGCCAAATAGCTTTAGCGAAGCGACCCGAAGGGGAAAGATATTTGAGCTGTTTGATGCGTCGTCGCCCGAAGAGGCATGAGCCTTTCATTCAAATTCTTCTAAGTACGCTATGAATGCAGCCAGCTCTGCTGGGCCATAGCATAGCACAGTAACCGACCAAGTATGTTGCCCATCATCTGTTTCAGAGTTTAGATATTTGGTCACGTTGTTTAATTTCATTTTATGTTGAAGAGAGCTAAGCGCTCTCCTCTCTAGGCGTGTTGGCAAAGCAATTAATGCCTTTCATGCCTAAGACTTTCACGGAAAGATACTGCTTGCCGTTCTTGTCTAGGTTTACCCAAACAGCTATACCATCACCTTTATAGTCAGGCCTATCGCCTTTAGCTTGTTTAGGTTGCGTCTGCAAATCCGTACTTTGTTTTGTCGATTCCATAGTTTACCTCAATGGGATTCGACCAAAATAATAGTATCGGTTTGCTAGCTCAGCAATCTCCATCTGAGAAAGGCGATGGCAGAGTTTAAGGCCTTTGTATAGTTTCATAGGTAACCCCATACGCGCATGAAGGCTAGAGCAGTAGCTGCGCCTAAGATGAACATTAAGTCCCAAGCGTTTAACAGTTCGATCATTGTGAATCCTCCTTAGGCAAGGAAGAGTTGATCTCTTCGCACTTGCGTTTAGCCATGGCGATCAAATCGTCTAAGTTTTGTTCTATCTTAACCAAGTCGTTGCCTTTGACGCTTAAGTCAAAGTAAACGTGACCTTTGCTACTCTGTTTAATGCCTACCTTGAAATCTTTCTCCATAGGAACTGGAGGGGTCTGTTTAGATTGTTCAACCTGTTGAGCTATCTTCACATGTTCAACAGGGACAGGCTGGACGCTAGAAGTGTTTTGACCAGCACCATAACATTGCATAATATTTTTGTATACCTTACCATCTTTGCTAGGCTTCTCTTCAATCTCAACCTCTACCCATTTGTTGATGAAGCTAAGCAAATACTTGTTAGCACCCTTGTCATCCCAAGATGTCATGTTACCCTCGTTGGTTTTATAGCGGTTGAACGCTTTATTGTCTGGGTTGGTTTCTACACCTAAAATTTTTATAGATTTTCTTACCATTGTTTCCTCTCCAGAGTTTGGTTCTCTTCCAAACTGCGAGTCTTCCTACCGCAACTAGAACAAGTTATGTTTATTAGTTTGCTCCTAGTATGTATCACATGACTGCAATGCCTGCAAGTTACCAATCTCATATAATATAGTAGTGGTAGTAACTTAATAAAGTTATCGGTGATTAAGTACCTATCTGTATGATAGCTATTACACAATTCTCTATAGTCACAGTCTTGGTAACACCACCGCCGTCTAAACGTTGTACCCATAACTCTACAGTGTCACCAGCAGTTAAATCAACAATCCCACAATTCATATTCTTCTCGCATCTTTCTCCATTATTATGAGGGGCGTGGGATTTGCACCCACTCAAGGGAAATCCTTAGCTAGCATCTTTCCCTAAGACGTATTATATCTCCCGTTTGCTTCTCCGGCAGCCCCACATTAAACTAAAGTACCAGTTTAGTTCACTCTTTTTGAATTGCATTGTTTATCATTATTTGTTTCAAGACGTGCACGCAACGCAGATGCCAGCGCTTTGATTACTAGGTCTACTGAAACCTTTACTGCTTGCTTTGATAGGTACTCCCATTATGCTTCTTCAATGTTAGTTATTAATACTTGACCATGTTTGCCGCCTGCTATCAACCAAGTGTCAGTGGCTGCAACTCGTTGACTATCAACTTGGATAGCGACAGATTCTTCTTTGTTAATGAAAGATACGTTAGCGTCAGTCATGTCATTGCCGTCTATCTCGTCAGTGCTGTCAGTATTTAATCTCCAGTGGCCTACTAAACGATCTTTAGCAGTCTTAGGACGAGTACCGGAAGCTAACTCAGTTATCTCGGTCTGGCTTAAAGCTTTGTTATACATAACACATTCTCTAATATGACCATCCATCCAACTTGTAGGAACGTTAGTTTTGTAATAACCTATAGTTATGTTAGTACAAGTAGAAAAAGCTACAACGTTAGTATCGGTAGCCTCTAAAACTCCGTCAACGTAAATCTTTCTAGAATTGACAGTTTCCCAAACGCCTGCAATGTGATGCCATTTGTTTTCAGTCAAGTTTGTGGTAGCTGCAATGCTGCCGCTAGTGTCAGCGCCTTTGCGGTGGTGTAAGTTAGGTAACTCAGCAGTGTTAATGTATAAGGCACACCTATCACCATCAACCCCGTCCTCAGCCATGCCAATGATAACGCCGTTGTTAGCATTATCAGAGTTTAAGTTGCACCAGCCTGCTAGAGTCATAGGGTATTTGGTTATCAACTGTTTCAATACTACAGAAGAATTGTCAACACCATTATACAAACCGCATTGGTAAGACTTAATTTTAGTCAAACTGCAAACCACATCACCAGCAGCCATGGTTAAGCCTCTTCAATATGTACTAATATTACTTGTTGTTGTTCTGGACCTATAGCAGTCATCAACCACTTATCGTTAGCAGTTACTCGAAGAGCAGTTACCCTAGTATCAATAGTAGCCGCAACCGCTGCTATGATTTCAACTGTTACGTCGCCTGCTGCCATTACGCTTCCGCCTCTTCGGTTTCTTCCACAGGGTCAGCGTTAGACTCAGTCTCAGGTTCTTCAGAAGGTACTGCATCCATGTCTTCAACTGGTTCATCAGTTTTGTCAGTGAGTTTTTCTTCATTTTTTTGCTCCATTGTTAATAATTCTCCTTTATAGTTTTCTAATTCTTTCCTGTATTTTTCTTTATCTTCTTCAGTATCAAAAATTAAATTTAAAATATATTTTCCCATCTTAGCTAGTCACGTAGTAATGCAAGTAGAATACTATTTTACCTGCGGTTACGTTTTCTCCTCCAGCTATTGTTAGTTCAGGTACTCTCGCTGCAGTAGTTTTCTTAGGTGTTAACTGAGTTGGCGCAATCGCACCAATGCCTACTTGAAAAGCTCCAGCGTCCCAAGGGTTGCTCCCGTCGCTGATAGCGATGGCAGTGAACAATGCGCCGTCAGTAGGTAAACCTAAAGTGATGGTCGCAGCGTCAGTTGAACTCTGGCAAGTGGTTATTACATCGTAACTTGCACAGTAAACTACAGCGTTGTCAGGTATTGTAGGAGAGCCAGTCAAAGCCACGACTCCAGCAGTACCGCCATCTACACTAAAATCGTATAAGACTGTTGCAGTCTTCTGGATGTTTAAAGATCCAGTGCCGTTACTATCTAACACCATGCTATTCTCTACAGCGCCTGCTGAAATAGTCACAGCGCCACCAGCAGCTATTGTTGCGTCACCTGACATAGCTACAGAAGCAAAGCCTGCACTACCATCATCTACTAAAATTTTTCCTGAGCTGGGACTGCCAACAGATAAACCTGTTGATGCTACTGCTATCTCTTTAGCAGCAATAGCATCAAACACAGTTGCACCTGCCATTAGAAGCCACTCCCTACAAGAACAGCTATGACTTCACTAGCCGCTGCTGTCTCTAAAGCGATACCTACGTCTGCAAATAGTAGATCAGCCGCCGCTACCTTAGCAATCTTGTTGGTATCTTTGATAGACACTCTCTCACCTGCAGTGATGCCAGCGCCTGAGTCTGTCAAGTCAAAGATCCCGTGAGTGTAAGCAGCCAAAGTAGTACTACCATCACTCGTTACTTTCTCAGCCGCAGCGATCCCTGCGAAAGGGTCGTTGTCAGCGCCAGTAGCTACTGCTGTCCTAGGATCTGTTATTTTTAGTAATGCGCCTTTAGCGATACCAGCGCCGTCAGCTACTGTGTATCTTACTGGATCTCCTCCGTTACCAAGGAGTTCTATGATTACTGCTTCGTTTGCCATTTTTATGCTGTTGTGTTAGTGATGGTTACGCATGCGTCGGGTGTTGTAGCTTGACAAACCCCCATCTCGTAAGCTCTTATTGTCCATTTGATACCTTTGTCAGCTTCACTGAATACTGTTAGAGGCGCTGCTTGTTTCCAAGTTCCGCACTCTTTAGCGATAGCTACCAAAGCTTTGTCTGCTGTAACTCCGTTGAATACGATAATCTTTAATCCTACTAACTGAGCTACCACACCATTGTGAACCACGTCCGCAGCCTTGAAACTAGGATTGTTTACAACCTTAGAGTTGCCTAACATCTTAGCATAGTCGGCAGGTGATACGATCAAGAAAGTTTCGTTACCATCAGGGTCGAAGTTGTCTTCGTACAGTTCGCGTTTAGCGTTTAGCAAGTCTTGGATAGGGTCTCTGTTAGCTACAGTTGCACTGTCCCATTCTGATCCCGCAGCGATTGCTACACTGTTACCAGCGTTGTCTTCCAATACTGAATAAATCTGAGCGTCTACAGCGTTGGCTACAGCACGAGATACTCTTAACAAAGTTCTAGCCACTGTGTCAATGTTGTTGAGCATAGCGTCTTCCCAAGAGATTACGCCTTCCATACCATATTTCTCTATGTAAGCACTCACTTTAGTCCAGCTCACTTCTCCGTATGGGAAAGCTGCTAGCCTAGGAACTCCACGCACTGCGCTGCCAGTTCCGCCTGTTAGTTCTGCTGCTGTTTCTCTATAATAATGTTCAATCCAAGCATTGCTACTGGAAACAGAAACAACCTGTTTCATCCTGAACTCTTGCAAAGCAAATCCTTTAACCATTGCCTCAAAATGTTCAGCCCTTAAATCTTGTTCTCCGGTCACGTCGGCCATTTTTTAAAATACTCCACCATAAACTATACTTTCCAAACTATAAAAATTTATCGGCATTACCCTTTTACGAAGGGCTGCGGAATGGGGTGAGGAACGACCCCCATGTAGCGAAGACCGAGGTACTCCGAAGGAGTTATTTCTGGATGCCCCAGTCCCAACAGTTACCACAAATTTCGTTCAAGTGTCTAGGCGTACCCTCGACGGCACGGCGTTTGTTTTTGCATTTAATGCAATCGATCTCGACGAAGACTAAAGATTTCATATTTGTCTCCCTGTGCCTCTAAGCATGCGGTTGACTTCGTCCTTAACCTGTTGGTTCTTGTCAACTTTCACTGGAGCTTGACCAGCGTCAGCTTGACCTGATAAGATAGATTCTACTCTTAACTCTTCCTGCTGTTGAATCATCTCAGCGGATAGTTTGTTAGCAGCCTCAATCTTGGCTAAAACTTCTTTTGCTTCGTCTACTAAGCCTCTACCTTTAGGCTTCTCTTCCGGTACTATTTCGTCTCCCATTTTTTCATTACCTCATACATTTTTGTCATAGCGACAGTGTTGTTTTCGATTAACTCTTTAACCCGTTTATTGTAAAAGTATCTTTCGCTTAACAAGGTTATAGTCCATAAACCTAGTACGCCATATTGGATTAAAGTTTCTTCTATCATCTTCCCTCGTCTCTTATTCTTTGAGCTTCCTCAGCAACTCTCTGCTCAGCTTCAACCTGAGCGTCTCTGTCTGATTGGAATTTTTTCTCTTCTTCAGGTTCTGTAACGCTTACAGGGTCTGGTAAAGATCTTAACCTTTCTAAGTCTGAATTAATGTTAGCTATAGATTGTTCAGAACCTAGTATGTAAACTTTACCAAGAATCATCATTGCAGGGTTGTATGTGCCTGATGTCTGGATTTTATCTTGAGCTATCTCTGCTGCTTCTAAATTCCTTTCTATGATTTCTATAGCAGACTCTTTAGACATTTGACCGAAGACTACTGCGTCTACAGCTTCGTTAGTTTCTATACTAGCTTGACCTATTACATTGTCTAAAGCTGCCCAGTTAGTTATCATATCCGCAGATGAAAGTGCTAAAGCTCCAGTTAAACCACCAAGAGCTAGTTTAGATAATTTTTTTCCAGTTAGTTTTGATAAGATTTTACCCGAATCTTTCACGCCTCCAATCTTGTTGTAGATGGTTTTAGCCCTAGCTTCACTTATACCATTCCTAGAAGCCCATCTTCTAATCTGTCTATCTCTGCTTCTAGTTTGAATCTTGGTAATAACTTGCCTAGATCTTTGTCCTAAACTTCTAGCTGCAGAAGTTGTAGCACCAGCGCCAGCTCCACCCAATTGAGCAGTAACTCCTAAACCTACAGCGCTTGCTAATGCAGCTTCACCAACTGTAGGAATGTTAGGGTTAGCTAATGATCCTCCTTCAATTTGGTCTAGAGCTGCTTGAGTTTCTGTCCTGAATAGAGGTTGGTTTACTCTAGCATTTTCAGCGTTATCGCCGAATAAGTTTCTAGCAGCAGTGCCTAGGATACCTTGTTTTGGAGGTAAGTCTTGTTCTTCTTGAAGTTGAGGTTCAGGTTCTGGTTTAGGAGGGTCGTCCCTTGAAGCTAAATCTAAAGCGCTGCGTGCTAAAGTTGCACCTATAGGATCTCGACCTGTGCGTTCTGCAAATTGATCTCTAGATTCTATGTTGATCTCTCGACCTTCCTCAAACCCCATTGGTTGTTTCTTTTTCTTAGGATTTTTCCTAGCCGTTCCTCTACTTACTGCTGTTGCTGCCATTATGCTGTCCTCCCTAGAGGTACACCTTGCACCCTAGTATCTTCAGGTGTAGAAGCTTGATTAGTTTCACTCTTCTGTTGATTTGCTAGGATTTCGTTCTCTAGACTTGCAGGGAATTCTAGATTGATTAGTATACCCAATTGTTTTAGACATTGTTCTTCTATGTAAAGTTGCTCTTCCTCTATAGTTTGCTCAAATGCCAAGTAAGCAATCTTCGCTGTAGCTTCTGTAAACTCTTGACTACCTCCAACAATTATCTGCGGAACTCCGCAAGCTTGGAAGAAGTAATTGTTAAGCTGTTGAATCCAAGGTAAAGGGTTTAAGGTAGAGTTAGGTGCTACCGCTAACACTTCATGCTCAACTGCGCCCATAGGTATGAACAAGTTTTCGCCTTGGTCGCTAGCAGTGTCAGCCTTGGATTTGAAAGTTGCGATCTCTGTAGTGTCGTCAGTGTCTAACTTGAATACTATCCGAGGTTTAACATGACGATGCATTAACTGGCGCATGTCGGTCATGGCTTCGTTGCGCATTAAGATTATATTCTCCACTGCGTCGATGAGAGATATACCATGGATCTCGTCTGATACCCTGTTACGGGATAAATGAAATATGTTCTTAGGTTTGAACCTCTTACGCAAACCTTTCGCTTTACCGATTTGTTCATAACGTTTAATCAAACCCTTTCTGTTTACGACTATAGACATCATCCCAGCGTCTAAAGGTTTCAAGTTTACAAGTTTACCATCTTTATCTCGGATAATCTCTGCAAAAGCGTCGCCGCCTATATGGTAAGTTCTAACCATGTTCTCGAGAATTGTGTTGAAAGTGTCTTTCCCGAAACCTACCATGAAGTCTAATAATAAGGTAGTTGGAGAGTCTGCCTTGAAACCTTTACCAACTGTCCAAGTAGCTTTAGCGTCTATAGCTGCTTGCAATTCTGGTATAGCTTTGTAGTAACCTAACTGAGAAGTCCAACTACTGTTTTGATATTCTGTCTCTTTCTGATCACCGCTGCCGTCAGTGGAAACTGCGTCAACAGTGTATAAGTTGCCTGTGTTTTTCAGGTCTCCATAGTCCGCCGAAGCGATTTTCATTTCTGTCATCTTACTATCCTCGTTGGAATCCAAGTCGAAGCTATGCTGCTTACCATGTTAGAAGCGGTTATCTCTGCTTCAGTCACAGCTCCTCTAGGTTCGTGAAATATGTCTAAGTTGCCCACGTCTCCAGCGCCGCCTGATACTTCTACCTTAACAGATATCCTAAGAGTGTCTCCTTTAGGTATGGTTACTGCGCTGATTGTTTCAATTGTAGTAAATATTCTAGCAGTATCATGATCCATACTAGCACTGTCAGTTACTCCGCTACCTAACTCTGTCTCAGTACTTCCGTCCCATTGTCTAAGGTAACAAGTTACTGTTACAGTTCGTGAAGCGTTGGAGTTGGATTCCAAGTAAGTCAAAGGTACGCTGCATAACCAGTCTCCTACTATGTTCATGTTAGAGTTTAACACCATGTCGAAGTCTATGTCATGGACTGTAGTAGAACCTCCGCCAGACCAAGAACCATCAGTACTCTCTGGGCTAGAATTGAAAGCTATAATGTTAGTGTAATAACTACCGCTAGCTTTACCTAGAAAAAATCTAACATAACCTACACCGCTTAGTATCTCTTCATAAGAGTAAGAAGTTAAGTTATCGTCTCCTATGTTCCGAAAGTTGTGAGGCATTACCATTATGAGAAACTCCTAGGTAAAGACCATTTTTCTGTTTCAATCTTGCCATCTTTACGAGAAATCCAAGGGACGGAGAAACCAAACATATGGCTGGCTTCCCCCATGTCTATCCCAAGGCGTGAGACCAACCCTAACAATCTCCCCCATTTTTCTACACGGTTGTTAGGGTCGATGGTGATGTAAACAAGTTTACCCTCGATCTGGTTCTTTAACCAATCTCTAGACTCTCGACCACCTTTCTCGCTTAACTCTGGAGCTGCGGAGTTAGCGAATCGAACCTGAAATGGGAAATCACGCTCAGACATAGTAACTCTGACAGTGTCTCCGTCATGTACCTTAGTACAAAATGCGGGGAAACTTTCCCTAATCTGAAAGTGAGGACTAAGAAATTCGTACAAGTCTAACTGAGCGTTGGTCAACTCAGGGAAACGTTTGAAGTCGTGGTTAAGCGTCATCTATAAAGTCCGTGTGTTTCTTCTCTTTCAATAAAGCTAGACCTCTTAAAGCTGCGTCGCGTAAGGTGTCGATCATGCTCTCGGCCTCGGAACGAGAACTGAAACCGCTCATATCGTAATTGATAACATATATTGCAGCCAAGTTGGAAGCTACCTCTTTGAGTAAACCCTTGACGTCAGTGTTCAAACCACTGTAAGAGTCTGAATAGTTTACGCGAGTGTAAATGTTAATGAAACTCTCAGCTTGGTGCATGAAATTGTTAATGTAAGCCTCTACATTAGAAGTAGCTGAGGCGTTAGCGCCAGCCTTACGTTGAACCTCTGCCGTTGTTGCGAATATGCCTGTGTCTGCCATCTTGATAATTACTATAGTATCCAAATATTTAAACGTTTGTCTTTTACAGACCAAACTGCACGTATCAAAGCCTCACAAATGTGAGAATATTTGCCGAAAATCTTCAAATTGCCGTCTTTATACTCGGCTTGGATGCTTTTTAGGGATAAAAGTATGCGAGGATCGTCGAAAAGTTGAACCTTGCCAGTTTCCATTAATACTAATAAATTGTTGTATAAGTCTTCTTTCAACAAACGTTTACGCTTTTTCTTACCATAATCTATACCACGAGAACTGTTATTGATGGCTACAACCTTGCGCTTAGTCTGTTTGTCTTCAAGTAAAGGATCGAACACGCCCACGCCTAGACCGCCATCGTCAATGTATATTTTCTTATATCTATATTTCTTATCCTTTATCTTGATAAGGTTGACAGTCTCAGTTAAATAAGTGTTCTCCGACACGTCCAAATCGAACATAGTAAGATACCCAGACCTGCGCATGTCCATGCTGACTAATACAGTCTCGTCTCCGCCCATCCTAGCAACGTCTACGCCCAAGAAAGGACGACCAACAGGAGGGAGAGGTGCACCCCTAGAAATAGTCATGCATTTCTTGATTAACGCCGTTGGGAAGAATTGTTGGAGTTCGTCAACGAATTCGCCTAAATATTCTTGAGCGTATTGAACCTTGGTCAACCTTTCACGGGCAGCTTCCAAGAATTCTTCAGATATCCTAGGACAATCTTCGCTGGATACGTGGAAGCTAGTATAATTAGGGTCGTTGAAACAATCGTAGAAGTAACCACCCTTTCCGAAAGGTGTAGAAAGAAGAATGGTGTCTCCACCTGTGACTGCCATCATTGGCGTGACAGCAGTCCACACCTCTTCGGGGATGAAAGCTGCTTCGTCAGCTATCAATAAATCTACAGTGTAACCTCTGATACCGTAACCACTGAGTCCAGTTGGCAAACAATGGATTACAGTACCGTTAGTGAGGTTTAATTTGTGTTTAGTAGGCTTGTCACGACCCTTTTTAATCATTTCCTTATGATAATCGTGTAAGTAACCTAAAATCTTCTCAAACAATAACTGAGCTTGACGTTCTACGGAAGCTATCACTAAGATAGTCTTGTTACGGTTAGACACAGCGTACTTGGCAGCCTTGTGGCTGATAACGAAACTCTTGCCAACCTGACGACCACTGCGTAAACAAATGTTGCCCTTAGTGTTCAACACCTGCTCCTGCCAAGGGTCTAGCTTAACCCTAGGTTTTCTTCTTACGGGCTTTTTGATACTTTTTGAGGGCTTCATTGATCTTGATCTCGTTGCGGATAGTCTCTTTCAATTTGTCATCGTCTAACATCTCCTGAGCTAACTTCTGAATCTTGTCCAAGATGCGAGACTCAGCCTCAGCCCAAGCTTCCTTAATATCTTCATCAAGATTTAACTCTTCCATCTATAATCTCCTGAAGCCTAGATATCTTGTCTTCATACTGTTTCTTGATAGCCAATAAAGTGAATTCACTTACATTGTTACTATACGCCCATAATCCGCGCTGGATTACCTCTACCATGTGCTTAGACCCTTTCTCTTTACCGTACTCCCAAACATGGAAAGGTACAGAAAGAGTTAAAGAAACCTTGCGCATCTTAGGATTTATTAGTTTTCTTCCCATTGTAGAAATATAATAAATAACATACTATAAATACTTTTCGGTACTCCATAGAATGTAATAAATTTGAAATAATAGCATACTGGCTAAGCAAAAGCTAGCCTGCTCAGCAAGAGCAGAGCTTAAAGGAAAGCAAAGGACTACTTAAAGATATGGATACTATAGTATTAATAATTCTATTATATAACAAATTTGGCTGGGGTGCTGGATATATACAAACACTCGAACCAATCAAACTCGCTAATAACACAATAACACATAATGGGCGAGCGTAGCGAGCCCAAGCCCCGAGCTAAGCGAGGGGCAAGCACGGGCCGAGCATTGCGAGGCCCAATCTTTAAGCGGCAAAGCCGCCTAGAACTGCCCTCCCAGAGGAGGCTGGGAGGTGAATGGGAGGGCAGAAATGGAAGCCTTGCGGCTGAGCAAGGCTGGATCAAGCCAAGCCTAGCCCTTCCCGAAACTATCAGCAGGCTTGGCCTTGCTTAGGCGCAGTCAGCCTAGCTTGCTAGGCTTGCAAGCCTTAGAAATCGTATACGATTTCTATAGTCTTACATATATATAAATGTATGGCTATTGCAACCAT